ATCGCACGTGCAAATACACGAATTGCATACGCCAAACGGAGCTGACTCTAAAAGATATCTGAAAAACGAAAACTTCCTTATAGTCATTCCGACTTCACTCAGCGAAAAACCAGAATAGTATCCGTTGTCGAACAAGCCACCATGAACTGTCGAAACAAGAGACAAGACTGCATTACTTACACTTCCGCATAAAACATTGTCGGTGATAAACGCCGAAACAGTTCTTGTGTCTCCAGTCAAACCTATGATGTCATCTTCTTTGAGGATTGCTTCGACACCACCGCTGACTATCCCCAGCCGCAGAACAGAATTGGCTGTGCCTTGCACCTCGAACTCGACAAAATAGTAATTCTCTGAATCGCACACCAACGGATCGCCGCTTGCTGTTCTATCTACGTTGACGAGCACTCTGTATTTGTCACCGCTATCAACCACTTCATCGCAAGTGACCAAAGAAGCGATCATACTTCCTTCGGACACTGGATGCTGGACATTAAGAATGGCAAGTGCGTTTGCGACCAAACATCTCGCTCCTCCGCACTGCTCGTCGATAATTGCCGCTGCTATTTCGTAATCGCCCTCTTCGTCGCACCAGCGTCCACGCAGAGGTGTACCAGGGGTTCTGTCGAAATCATCTTCGTGGATGGTACAAGAACAGCAACAGTTTCCAAATCGTCCCATTTGTATCAGCAGATTGCGACTGCCGCCCATTTAGCATCTACAGGAAAGCATATTACAAGAGCAGCGTTTGGGATGTCAGTTGGCGATGGATTTCGTACCGTATAAGTAACAGACCCAGCAACCCAGTCTCCAGATGATGGGTCTTTCTTAGTAACTTGCCCGTCGCCGTTTCCTGGTATTGCCGCATCAGTGATTGCAAGAATCGGAGTTTCGTTGCTGATGAAACGAATGCAATCGGTCTCGATCGTATCGGTTTCAATCATTGAGTACATGCAACCCTTGCCGACCTTCCAAGAGTTGTTGATAGGACCGATACGCACATTGATGCCAAGCGTAACGCTACTGTCTTTTATGGCTCGAAACACAGGACCAAACTGAGCCGTACCGTAATCTCCGTTTGCGACCTCCCAACCCGTATTGAACAGGAACGGACCGACAAGTGCGTTCGTCCACAAAAACGGTTTTTTGACTCTTAGAAGATGACGACCGGCTTCCTCTGCTTTGCCGTCCACTTGCATACAAGCGTAAGGCGGAATCGTTTCTCCGCTTGCGTTCTTGAATTGGATGTACTCGTGTCGCTGTTCTTGCGTTTGATTGCTGTTACGACCTAGCCAACGCTCGACATCTAGCGTTGCTTGCCAGACTCTACGAGCGTTTGGTTCCGTGAATACTCCAATTTCGCCTGCCATAAACTAGCCTCGCGTATCGCAAAGCAACGCAACCGAAATAATAACTGGAGTTACCGCCGTGCCCGTTCCGGTATCGCTAACATCAATTGAGAGTCTGCACTGAAGAACATCGCCAGGATTGACCGACGAAGCATCAATCGTGAAATCTTTGTTCGCTGCCGTTAGCGAGTTCATGTCCGTTGCTGCGGTAGTTACGAGATCCGAACCTACTGTCGTTCCGCTTCCTACGACAAACGCTTCAAGATCGACCGTGCATGATGTGCTTGCAACGGTCGTTTCCATCTTGGTTCTGACTCGAATTTGAATTGTTTCTCCATCGTCGTAATTCGGCGGGACTGGCACAAAAAACGCAACTCGTCTCGTAGTGGCTCCGAGATTCTTGCAGTCACCGGCACTTAAAAGGATCGTTGCTCCTGAGCCAGTTAGCGCAGCAGTCGTAACTGCTAGATCGTCGCTAGCGGCTGTCCCTACTGCATTCGTGTGGTTTGCATCCCAGACTCGATAATCAGACCAGTTAACAGGAAACGTCTGAAGAGTTCGCTGCCGAAGTTGCGTATGCAATATCTCGGCGTTTCCCGAAATAGTCGCCGACGTAATTACTCCATCTGGAAGCTGAATAAAACTGTTCGGTATTTGAGTCATGATTGATCCTTACAAAAGTCCTAAAGCATTATACGGAAGATAGTCGAAGATTCGAAATTCTAGCCAATACGCCAGCGCACCTTCTGGGAGTTGGTATCCGTTTTCGTCTAACAAGACTGGTTTCGTTACTGGTTCACGCAGCGCTTTATCGACCGCTCGCACGATTGCAGTACCGCCCCCAGGCTTGTCGATGCGTACATAAAATCCTTCATGCCGAACTCGCTTCCACCAAGCATTTGCAGCGATCGTTTTGTAGGGATAGCGAAATTGAATTTGTGCCGTGATTTCCCAGTAGCCAATATCTTTATCGTATACATTCGAGGCTGAGAACTTAGTCAATCTCGCAGTGCCTCTTGGCCACCCGAGGAATGTATCTGAGTTGACGGACTGTCTATATCGAGCCTGAATCCAGGGATTAAAGGTTGAAAAGTTACGTCGAATCGTCACCGTCTGATCTGGGACTGGTCTCTTTAGCCCTGCGATCTGTTCGTAGTTTTTTGTGACGATCGGAAAGCCAAGCGCATCTTCGTCTACTTCCTCTTCGGTCTCTACGTCGTCCCAGTCGATTTTTGGTGGAGACAATAACGGACTTGTTCCTTGAACTGATTTTGCGATCTCTCCGCTGTAAGTGATAGTAACAATAGAAAAGATCGGCGAGACTCTTTCAATGCTTGCACCGTCTGCATAACAGAACGGGAAGCCTTCGTAAGACGATCCCGCCGCCGGAATGCCTGGAGCTTGGTAGATGTTTATGTCAGGTTCGTTTGGATCGTGCAGTATCTGAAACGCAGAGGTAAAGGATATATCAAACTTGCGAAAGTTATCGGTCAACCGCACATCGCTATTTGCTTTCGACCACATTTTATCGACTGACTTAATTGCCATCTATGCTCGGAATGCACCGCCTCCTACGAAACGAACTTGCATACCCTTAGCCGCCGCCGACTTCTCTGTAGCGACAGCTATTCTTGTCTGCGTCTGCAATTGTTGGTTTGCGACCTGTAGCATCGGATTGGCACTCGGTCCTCTTGTCAGAAGACGAGATTCGACGGCAGATAATGGTCCTGGTCCTTGAGCGAGTTTCTTCTGAAGTTCCTTTTCCTTTTCTTGCGATCTTAGTGCCGCTTCCTGTGCTGCAACTCTATCTGCTTCGTCTTTGCCGAAACCTTCTTGCTGCAAAGCGAACGATCTCGCGGCTTCTTCGCCCTGTTCGATTAAAACCTTTTGCTTGGCAAGATCGTCCAAAACTTTTTTACGAGACTCGGCAAGTTTTTCTTCTCGACGTTGCTTTTCGTCTGCCGCTTTAATCTCTGCCTCTAGTGCCGCTTCCTTTGCTGCGATCTCTGTCGCAAGGCCTGCATCCATTCCTTGGCGTATCAACTCTTCCTTCTTGGCGGCTTCCGCACCTTGTTCTAGTGCTATTCGTTTAAGTTCGAGTTTTTCTAGTTCTGATTTTGATAGCTTTTCAAGTTGCTCTCGCTGTCTAACTTGATCCTCTTGCGACTTCTTTGCGTCTTCCTCGGCTTTCTTTTTTTCTTCTGCGATTTTGTTTTGCTCGTCGATCAAGCCGAGAAGGTACGACGCTTGCAACGCACCTTCGTCTGTGAACGTATTTTGCTCTGCCGTTAATTGATTGAATTCGCTTTGCCCTTGATTTTTTGCTTCTAGCAGCAACAGCTGTTTTTCAAGTCCAGCAATATAGCTTTCCTCTTTATCAAGTTCTGAGTTACGCTTTTTTATTTCCTCAAGCTCTTTCGCTCTTTCGTTCGTCAACTCCGATATGGACTGACGTTGTTGCATTTGAAGAGATAATCTTTCTCTTGCTTGTTCGATTTCTTGCTCAATGTTTTTTCTTTCTGCTCTTCGCTCGTTAGCTTGGCTCGCAAAAATCCCCCCTTGTTCCTCGTTCCAGTAGGTTGCCCATGACGAATAGTGCTCTAATCTTTTTTGTGCGTCGGCGATTGCAGATTCCGTTGCTCTAATGTTTGCATTCGTTTTTTCGGTCAGGCTTTTGTATGCTGCGGCTTTCGCCTCTGGATCGCGTATTAGCTCTATGTCTTGCATCTCTTCGCCAAAGAAACGCTGCATGCTCTGCTGCGCCTTGTTCGCAAAATCAATGCTTTTCTTTTCTGCTTCAGCGACATTTTTGTTAAATTCTTCAAGACCAAGCACCGCATTGCTGATTGCCGCTCCGACTTGATAGCCGAGAACTCCAGCCATCGCAATCAGTCCACCCTTAAAAGCCAAGGCACCCGCACCGCCCTTTGTAGACACTTCGGAGAATTGAGAAACCTTTTCCGATATCTGTCCTATCTGACCCGCGATCTGACCGAACGCAGAACCACCCATTAGGTTGCCGAGGACTCCAGCAAACTCGGCTGTTGACTTTGTTGCCTTGGTTGAGTCTTTGATCTTACGAACCGATTGTTCAGCATTAGCCGCGATCTGCGCAAACTTCTGGCTAGCCTGATCGTCTGCGCTAACGATAACTTGAACTGCTTCACTCGCCATCTGATGCGCTCCTTATAAGAGCTTCTTCAATGCGATAGCAGCGTTCAGCCGAGAGGAACCAAGAGGACTGATCTAGCGCGCCGCCAGAGACAGGTAAGACTCCCTTGCCGAACAACTCGATAAGGTGGATCGTTGACGACATGGACTTTGCGTATTCGTTTGGGCAACCCATGATTTCGACGTTTCCTTCGTTGCAGTGCGTGCAACCTTTGCCGCTACACATCGGACACTCTATCTCGATCGGCTGTTCTTTCGTTCCTTTGTCTACGCAGTGGTTGCCGCACGCTCGACACAGCTTGCCATGTCGAATAAGTGCCGCAACCCTCAATCTTTTTTTTCGTCGGCTTGCACGAATTGATTCGCTAGTATTTTGCGAAGCAACTCTCTAGCTTCGTTATGGCTTAGGAGAGATTGCACATCACAGTCTTCGAATGCAAACGGTCCCATGTTGACCCACCCTGCAAGATACTTTTTCAGCAGATCGCAAGTTGCTTGGAAGATTTGCTGTGTCGTTTTATCTCGTAGCGATTCGTCCATTTCCTCCGATAGCTTTTGCTGCTCTCGCATCGTCAGCGACCGGCTATAGAAGGTCGGTCGAACGTCTGCCGGTTTGTCGGCATCGGAGTCCAGAACGACGGAAAACTTTAGGTTGGGTTCAAGCGAGATTGGCATAAAGTTATGGTGTGAATACGAGTTCGATTTCCTGATCTACGGTAGAACCATTCTGACCGCACAGGAACGTAATATCGTTTGTCTGAAGCATATTTCGATCTCCTTCGGCGATCGATTCCATCGATGCCTTGGGAGCGGTAAAGACAATCTTCGAAGTTGAAGGACCGCCGATTTCGAAGACAAGCGCCGCTTCGGTCGATGCAAGAAATTGCCCGTAATCGTCTCTTGTAGCAACTAGCTTTGCTTCTGGGTTGACCGTAACGATCGGTCGTCGGTTTGTAATGACCGTCGAGATAAAACCGGAGTCATTGCTAGCCTCCGATGACTCTCGATAGGTTACGGTGTTGCCGAGATCGAGACTGACGCTTTGGCAATTGAGCGCAACGCTGTTGAATGTCGTCACGCCTCTTGCGTATCGCAACGGAGCAACCGTCGGGTAGGTTGGAGAAATCAACGCAACGTCAGTCGGAGGAACCCAAATACCAGAAAACTCGAATTCTGCCGTGACCATCTTACCGGCCTCGCAGTTTAGCTTCATGTTTCCGCTTGCACCCTTGATCGACTTGAAGAGTCCGTCTTCGTAGATTCCGATCGTCAAAGTTTTAACCGATGTACTCGGAACGCTACTGCTTGGTCTAAATGTGTTGGTGTTCTTCACCAGTCCGCAGGCAGGCAGGAACGTGTCTGCCCATGAAGGTTCGGCAGATGTTCCGTCCCAGCCGAGATCGATCGAGAAAGTAACCTTGCCTTTATAGCCGCCTGATACGCTAGACAAATGCCCGAGCGATCCTTGACCCTCTCTAGGAGTCTTCTCGATGTCAGTTTGAATTGCCACGTTGTAGGCATTGAATGCAGCATCGGCAGCGGCAAGAGAGATTGCCGTTCCTGATGTCGTTTCAATCTTCGCCGCTAGTATTCGCTTTCTTTTGAGCAGTACCATTATCTACCCCTTGAAGTTTTGAGTTTGATGATGCCTTCTTTTTCCTTGACGATTTCTCGAATGCGACGATTAATCTCTTTCGGCAGTCGATCTTCTGCGATCGCCCTAGCAATGCCAGCGGCGTTGATTTGTTCGAAGTAATCGCCAGGAGCAGGACCGACGACGCGAACTAGGCGACGAATACCATTCTTCCGATAGACGTGATTGCCATATCGCGGAATGATGAATGCATCATCGACGATGCCGTTAAAGTTACCTTTGTGTTTGTAATTGACAGGCTTGTGCGACCACTTAACGCCCATCAATTGTTTCTTGCCCTTTTCCTTTTTGACATAGGGTCTGGCGTTATAAAACTTTAGCGGAAAGGGATAACCCTCGCTCAGAGATAAGATGACCGTCGGGTTTTCGTCAGTCGGAGCTTGTTTGCGTTTGATAACCTTCTTGAGCGTCTCTGCTTTCTGAAACGCCTTGCCGCCCTTCTGCATACCGTCGTTCGACTTGAGGTACATTACTTGACCGAGTTTCGACGCGACCTTGACTCGTATCGTTTTGCCAACCTTCGAAACAATCGTTCGAAGTTGCCTTGGAAGCTCATCCCGAAACTCGCCAAGTTCGGTTAGTAGCTTCGTAAACTGTTCTTGATTGACGGTTAGCTTGATATCCATTTCAGATCCTCGACACGAATGGAGAGTATTCTGAAACGCGATACGTTACCGAGACAGGAACATTTACTCCGTCAGGCCCACCGTCGAAATTAACGTACTCGAACTTGCCGATCTCGGAGTCCATTGCGAGTCCGTTCATCGTATGCCAAGTAGAGTTCGGCGTTGTGATTGCTTGGATTATGTCCGCTGCCGCTTGATTCACGACATCCTCGCCGCTAGTCTCGTCAGGCATTAGATGGCAACGTACATTGAAGGTCTGTCGTCTTGCGATACCAGGAGGATTGCCAGGAATGTCGAGTTCGTTCACTCGTTCGTCGTCGCCTTGAATAACTAGCACCTGACGGTCTCTAGGAGTGAACTCGCCAACCCGAGTAGGACGAATCACCTCGACGATCCCAATATCGTAGGTATCATTGTCTCGCATTGCTTCCAAGCGATCGACCAAGACTTCGTAAATTTGTTCGACGATCGCTAGCGACATTCGAGTGTAAGCATCCCTTCGTCGTGCTGAGTAATTCGAACAATAGACCGCCTAGACTCCGGTTGCCCGACTCGCTGCGGAAACTCAAGCATATCGCCACCGATATTAATCTCGTCGCTAGCGATTCCTTTGGTGGAGTCGTTAGCAACGAAGACCTCGAAGACCGGCGTTATCGTGTCGCCGTCCTCCGGGTTGATCGCAAACGCTTCTCGCTGAACAACTGCGTTGATTGAACGAGAAAGGCCGTTCCTTTTGTAGTAGGTAACGGCCTCTGCAAAATCGTTGACATTGCAGAACACCGCCGAAGCATCAGCTTGCATGGTGTCCTTAAGTGTCACCGTCTTATCCTCGATTCGACTTAATCAGAACGTAATCGACAACAGCGACGTCTTCGTTCGTGTTTGAAGCTTTTTGCAGTTGGATTATCGGCTGAAGACCGCCGCTATAAGCCGACATATCGAAAGTCTGAGTCGAGCAAACCCGCTGACCGTCGATATAGAATTTGACGTTTGACTTGCCGCCGGAGAAGTCGATCACGAATCGCTTGTAGGTTGTTCCGAGTGCAACTCCTGTCGATACGTCGTTGACATCTCTGGTTCCGTCGTCGGTCTCTGCGTAGACGAGAGTGGTGCTGTTCGCACCTTCCATGCGAAACCAAGCATGGTCTGAAACTGAATCAGCGGTATCGTTTCGTGCGGAGCCAACTCCAAATACAAAAATCGATCCGGAAGTAAACGTTGCTGCTCCCAACTTAACTCGCATTTCGACGCTGCTAATGTCGTCGATATCGAACGCCAAAGCATCGTTATGGTGCAAACCAAGGATCTGAGCCTGACTTGCAGAGGTCAAGGTCAGAGTAGCTTCCGTTCCGGCTCTAACGTGAGTTGGAGGAGCAGCACCAGTAACGTCCGTGACCCACGGCGTTCCAATGTTCGCCGATGTCGGGAACGTCACGGATGAACCAATGAAGTCGTCGAAATACTCTACAAAGTCTTGTACACCAGCCATCTTGTTTGATCTCCAATTAGGGTTGTTCTGTTGAGGTTAATTAGACGGATCAAGTGCAACGACTCAGACCACGCCAATCGATTGCGGCTGCACCAAACGTCTGGCGAACCTTATAGCGATAGGTATCAGTTTCGAAGTGCAGATCGCTTTCGAGAACTGGAGCTTCTTCTCCGTTAAGGAAACTCAGTTCGACAGTGTCGATCTGCGACGTATCAGCAGCAAGGTAGTAAGCACCGTTATCGTGACCGTCGATGAGGGGTTCGACAACCACGGTTAGAGGTCGCTGACCATTCACACCGTAGATGTTGATGACTCCTTCGTTGCCGCCGGTCTGTGCGTAAGACTGGCTGTTGACCAGTTCCAATGCCGTTGCAGACAATGCCGCAGGAACTAGCAAGTAGCGAGGAGTGATGTTGAGGATCGCGTCGGAACTTTGACCCTTCTGCAACATCATGAACGAAAACATTTCATTCAGAAGCGTTACGTTCAATGCTGCCGTAGTGCTGTTGGTGTTTCGGCCGCTAGCGTGAGAGGCAGAGAACAGCGACTGTCCATCGCTCATGGTTGGGTTGGTGAACAGGATGTCGTAAACCGCCTTGTTCTGGACTCGTCGAGCAGCGTTGCCGTGCATCGCAGGAACTCGACTGATCGCATCCAAGTCGTCGTTGATGACAGTTTCCCAAGAGATCGTAAAGATCGCACCGTACTTTTCAACCTTGTAACTGGTCTTCGAATCGCTGATCGACTTCTCTTTGTATTCCTGAGCCTCTGGAACCATTTCCAAGTTAGGCGACTCGCCGAAGCTAATGCGGTTGATGTTTTTGAAATCATCGACCGATGCTGCTTGCCGTGCCCAAAGACTCCAAGTGTAAGGAGCCTCTTCGTAAGCTTGACGCAAAGTCTTGTTTGCAGCATCAAGCAACAAGTTCGGGAAAGATCCAGTCGTGTGATAAGCATCACGCTGAACTCGGTATCGACTTGCAGCACCGGGAGAACCCATCGCCAATCGTGCGATCTCGGCATCCGTCATTCGATCGGTCTTGATTCCCATGCGCTGCACGCAGTAGGAAGCCAATCGGCGAAGATTCAAGTTTGCGAAGTCGTTCGAGCCAGGAGCATCTTCTGCCTTTGCTTTGATCTTTGCGTTCTTAAATGCGCGCTTGATAAGTCCGGCAGACATTGCTGCTGCCAACTTTTCGTCGCTGCTTTCGGTGACTGCGATGTGTGCCGACGATTCGTTCGACTGACCGAGGGGTTGAGTTGCCATCTTGCGAATGATCCTTTCGTTTGCAACCGCTACGGAAACTCCCTCGTCGATCAACTGATCGGCAAAGGATCTCTCAAGCCTTGCAAGCTTGACGTTGTTGTAGATTGTTTCTCGCCGAACCTTCTCGGCTTTAAGTTGTCGTGCGACCTCTTCGGCAACCTTCTGGTCCATGCTTTCGACCTTCGGCATTTCTTCGTCTTGCATGTTCTCGACTTTCTTTTCGTCTTCCATGCTTTCGACTTCGACGACAGCCGGTTTCATATGGTCTGCCATCCAAGTAATAATCGCCATTGGATCTTCCATTCCTTCTGGCAACCCAAGAGCCTTGAGTTGTTCCATCAATGCTTCGTCCATTCTTTCAATATCCTTTTGGTTGTAGGAACGTCTTACAGTTGAATTAGGGTCTGCGCCTGTAGCACAAATCGAAGCGTTGTGCGGTTCCCAACGTGTGACAATTTCAGCCGGTCCATTTATTACCGTTCCTGAGGTTGTCACATATTGTTCTCCCTCACGCAAATACTTTCGTTCGATAATTACTGCGTCGATACTAAAATCGTTTAAATGACCTTCTTCATATCGAGTCGCAACGATCTGCGAGTCTTCGTCCGATGCAAAGTCCGCATCGCCTATAAGCTTGTCACCTTCGATCCGAATATTGCGAATTGACCCGAAGACATTGCGAACTGTCTTATCGTTGTGCGAGTCAACAATCGGCAGTTGTCGTTTGTCGTTTCGGAACTGCACTCCGTCCATCAATAGAACTTGACTGAGCCAACCTCTAGTCTCGTCGTAGATTTCGATCGGAGTCTCGGTTGCTATAACCGCTCGACCGTCCTTGACGTTTTCAAAGTATCGTTTGATTCTAGGCATCTTCGAGATACGCTCTGTTTTGTCTCTTGCATCCATCGATCGACTCACTTTCGCAGACCAAGCCTGCCCTGGATCTCCGCCCCAAAGTGCCCAAGCGATTCGGCCTGCACTCGGAAAGCCATCCTCGCCTGGACTCCACCCTTCGCCTTTCTTGTCTACTTGGTGTCGTGCAAAGTAGCTGACCATTCGTCGAATCGTTTCAGGGCTGACTGACTTTCCGTTGCTGAGGTCTCTTGCCCTAGCAACACCGACAGCCGTACCGCCGCGATTGTATTCCTGTCGCCACTCCAAACCTTTCGCTGCCTCTTCCTGCACACCCTCGGGAGGAGAAAAGTCGATGTCGTCGTACTTCGCTCGCTCGATTTCTTCGCTTGCGTAAAGTGCTGCGATCTGTTCGTTAGCGTCGGACTCGCTAGCATGGCAACCCATGACTTGAGCCGTGCCTTCTTTGATGACTCCCCAAGGTCGAGAGATCGGGCAAGCAGCAGTTGTCTTTGTGCTGTAAGGCATTATCGAGACCTCCTTGCACAACACGATCTAACGACTCGATCTTTCGCTTGAACGATTCTTGTCGGGCTGTCGTCGATCCATACATCTACCGGAATCGAATGCGTCTCGGCGTAGTGTTTCTTGGAGACAGCGCCGCAAAGATAGATTCTTTCTATCGAATCAGGTAGCGACTGACGTAATTCGGTTTGATTCGACTCTTCATCGATTCGACCCGATATGCAAATCACTTCGTGACCAGCATCGGCTAGCACACTAGCAACTTTCGTCCAGGTTTCTCGATCTGCCGTGAAGGTATCGTCAAAGTCTAGCGAGATAATCATTTCGCTTCCTCCAACGGTGTGTCTACCGTTCCGTCTTTCGCATCCGCAATTAACGCTTCAACATTGTCGAGACTCATGCCTATCGACGACAGAAAGACTCTCGCTGCTGCTTCGCTTATCGATCCTGTCGCTAGATCGTCAAGCGTCTTGGTAATCGCTTTGCGATTGCGATTGAATTGAAGGGTTGAAAGACCAGACATCTCGCCAGTTCCGGCTTGGGGTTCCTGCCGCTCTGTTTCTGTTTGTGCCGGTTGACTTGCCGGTTGTTTCATGCCGATAGTCTGCGCCGCCGAAATCTCTTGTTGTTTTTCTTCCGGAGACAGCAAGCCTAGCCGTTGCCGTAACCGATCTTCCTTGGCTCGCTGATAGAAAACTGCACGCCACGATCGACCTCTGGAACCGAGTTCAGTTTGGTAGTCCGACATAAACGAACCGATCGCATCCTTCGCCGCCGACTGTTCGCTAGTCGGGTCAACCCATTCCCATTCTGGAGTCTGCCATTCCACCGGAGCAAACCGACGACGATCTGCTAAGAGTTCCGCACTCGTCGGAAATCCTCGCACACCTTGAATTGATGCGGCATCGCAAAACGCATCCCATGCCGGTTGCAGGAAGTGCCGAATCATATGTTGTTGCCAGCATCGGAATCGTCGCCTGTCTTCTAGTTGACTTGTTCGACTAGAACTGTAGGAAGTCTGCGAATAGTCTCTGGCGACGACCTCATAGCTCAAGCCAGTACCGACCGCGATCGATCGGAGGATAAGTTGAATCCAAGGCTCTGCGCCGCTGTTCGGACGACCTGGATTGAGTCCGACGACATCCTCTCCAGGTTGAAGTTCCATGACCATTCCCGGCTCGGTGTATCGCACTCGATTTCCTGCCGAGTCCGTATTGTCGCCTCCGTCTGGATCGATTAGCGAACCTAGTGGAGTCTCAGTCTTGATTGCGATCGTGTAGCAAGACGCAACCGCCGAAGCGATCAGTTCGTTATCGATATAGGTTCCGAGGTCTCTGATAGAAGACAGCACTGGCGAGAACCAAGATACGCCGCGAGTCTGACCGATGCGGTCTCTGCGGAATAGATGCAATATGTCTCTAGCGGGAATCCGTTCCGGCGTTCTGGTAAATGTGTGCGGCTGTAGCGGATGGTCTTTGTAGACCCAGTACGCAACAGGTCTTCCGAGATCGTCGAGTTCTACGCCCCTGACGATTCGATTCTCTGACTCTGGGTAGAGTGGCGTAATGTAACTGTCCTTGTCTCCTGCTAGCCGATCTGCTTCGATTAATTCGAGTGCCAACGGGACAGGTCGATGGATGCCGCGATAGCTAAGTTCAGGAGTTCGGACAATTCGAACAAGCACCTCGCCTGCTTCGACAATTTCCCGTTGAATCGCCGCCTGCATTTCGTCAAGCGTGTACTGCCCGTTAACGTCGCAAACCTCAGTCCACTCAGACCAGACCTTATCCCGCTGATCGTTTATTGCTTCGAGGTCTTCGCCTTCTGGAGTCTCGTAGGTCGATTGTGCTTTGATTCCGCAACCGACGACCGAAGAGACGATCGTATCGACTACTCCCCAAGCATAGGAGTTGTTTCGAACGAGATCCCGAGACCAAGCCCGAACTTTATCGGCGCCGAACGGTCCAGTCAGTTCTAAGTCGGCAGGAAGATTCTTCGGATGCCTGTTGCTGGAAACTCTCGAAGGCTCTGCTCCGGCGTAAGATCGCAGCATTTTTCTCGCCTTCTTCCGCCTGATAGCAGCGACCGGAGAAACTGCAGCAACAATCGAATCGATTAACTTAGAAATCATCGCTTGTCTCTCGATAGTTTTGCTAGAGAGATTCCGCTTTGGGTTTCTCGTTGAACCTGAATTAACAGCTTGCGACGTTCGGCCATCAATGCGCCGAGGTCAAGTTTCGTTACGGTCCTAGAACCGATCGAATACGAAGACGCACCGCCCTCTAGTAGAGCTTCGATAGCAGCGTCAATAAGAGCGAGAAGCGAGGATGCGGATGCCATTCGGTTAAATCTAACCGATCGAGAAAAGCATTGCACCTTAGTCTTTAACACCGTCCTATTAAGACTTAGATACTTTCCATGTGTGACCGCAGAAATAGCATTTGCAATATCTTGCACCGCCAACCGTCGCGTAGACTCTAGAGAATGATCGCGTTTCGTTCTTGGCGATGCGCAACGCCTTGCACTGTTCGCAATCCTTCGGAACGAATCGAAGACGCACCCTGTCTTCTGGTTGCTTATCGACGACGCTTTGGAATCCAACCTCCTGCTCGACCTTGGATTCTTCGACCGTGCTGGACTTGGGGTCGATTGTTTCTTGCTTTCGCTTTTGCTTCGTCATTTCCATTTTTTACCTGTCTTGGACTCAGTTCCTTCTCGCTTGGAGCGATCATCCTAACGCCGCACACCTCACTTCCTGCCGCCGCCATGTAGGTTGCGTCAAGCCAGTGATTGTTCTCATTCCGGACTTGCCAGTATGTTTTCGTGCCCCTGCCTTCTTTGAACTCGGTTACAAGTTCTTCGGCAACGATATGATGGGCGAAAGAGTTATGAGTTCTACCGTCAGTCGTCGAAAATAACGAGAGCGAACCTCGCCGCAGCATGTTGTTTTCGTCGAATGTCGGCGTAAGGAATCGTTCGTGGACGAACTGCTTCCAGTACGAAGTATCGAGTTCGTACAGCCAGACGTTCGAAGTCTCTAGCTTTTGAGCGTGCAAGTGTTCGGACGCTAAGACTCCGGCGGTTGACTGCTTGCGAGGATGATATGGGTTCATGCCTTTGGAGACATGATACGGACCTCGTACCTGACGAACGAACTCGTAGGCAGCGTTTGTAAATGTACCCGAATCGACTAGCACGAAATCAAGCTTGCGTTCTGTTCCAGTTGCATCGACGAACTGCTTGCGATTCTGCGAGTCTCTCCAGTCCAGGAGTGCCTTGTAAATCTGAGGCTCGCTTGCATCGTTGTCCATGCCGCGATCGGTGTCGGTGACTTCCAGAACTCCGTAGTCAACCACACAACCGCCAGCACCTGACCACCACGCACAAATCGACCAGTAGCATCGATACTTCCCCAGGTCGATCCCTGCCGTGAGTGCGATCGTGTTTGCCGGTAGCTGTCGTCGTTCGAGTCCGCTAATTCGATCCTTGACAATGCCGACCGTCAGACCGGAACCTACTGGACCCGCTTCTTCCGAAGGATCGTTGTCGATCTCTGTCGCAACTGCCTTTCGCCCCAGGTCTGCGACTCGGTTGTAGTAGGCTTGAATCGCAGACAACTCTAGCGGTTCGCCGTCCGAGTGCTTCTTCTTCGAATAGCTCTGAGAGTTGCTTATCTCGCAACCTTCCTCTAGGTCTGCTCGATTGACTCGCCAGAATCGAAACGCTTCCCTTGCATCCGGGTCGTCTTCTTTTCTCGCCTGTCGCATTTGAATGTACTGTTCCACTAGATCGAGACGATCAGGTTCCTTTAACATCTTCCTATAACGCTTGCCCCTCCAACTCGGCTTGGCTTGCGGATCGGTAAAGCGGTAAGCGATGCACTTACGATTCTGGATCGTACAAAGCATGACCCGAGGTATTCTTTCAGAGGATTGACCTAGACCGGCAATGTCTTGTTCTAGGATCTCTTCATTCTTCTCGATAACTGCCTCAGAGTTTGCCGCCTCTCGATCTTCGATGTCGTCGATAATAGCGATCGTCGGTCGTCGATCTCGAAAGACCATACCGCGAATCGGTCCGTCGATCCCGACGCAGGAGAAGATTTGACCGCAAGCTACAGGTTCGATCTCCTTCGGCCAGTTGCTAGGCAACTGCCAAGGTTCGATCGTTGGAAAGATGAGACGATCTGCTGCGATCTCCATGTTGGTATTCTTGCCTGCGACCGTTTGCATTCTCGCCCGAGACGACCAACCTCCTACCGCCCGAAACGGAATAGCGATCTCTGGAAAGTCTTGTGCAAAGATCTCGGCTTGCTGGAGTTTGTCTTTGATGGACCGCAGTTCCGATTGAGACTTTGCCTGACTCTTGCCGATAACGACCGGGAAGGACGACATCCGATTCAGCATCAGGAACAATGCCGCATAAAGTGCGTTGCGAGTCTTACCTTCGCCTCGAGGACCAGCGATAGCTTGGTCGCCTCCGTAGAGTGCCGCATCGACGATTGAACGAACCATGTCTCGGCGGTCTTGAGTAAAAGCCTCAAAGAACACATCGCCGAAATAGGTCGTCATAAATAGGATTGGATCGGCGAGTGCTGCAATACGACGATTAGGGTTGAGGGGGATCGGAATTACGATGTCCCTCGCTGCCGCTCTCTTGCGTGCCATCAGCGTTGCTTGCTGCGTCCGTTCGTCCTTCGGTTGCTTCGCCGTCGAGGCTAACACCTCGTTCGTCCGCAAGCCTAGCAACTTCTCCAAGCGGGAGTTGTCGAGCGAGTTGTACCAGTCGGGCGCGATACTCATGCTCGTCTAGCTGCTCCATTTTTTCCTGCTCGACATTGAGCTGATCGGCGTGAAGTAAGGCTTTCGCAGCCGAGGTTCGTTCTCTCGGAGAAAGACTCTTGTTCGCAACGATAGCGATCAGGTTTAGTACGATTCGTTCTCGAAGTTCTTGCGGTATCGGCCATCGTTCTCGCAATGCTCGCTCCATTAAACGGGTGTCACGGATTGGCATTTCATTGAGTGACCGAAAGCCCAAGCCTAAACAGAATTGAGGCGTGCGAATCGTCCTCGATGCTGTGTATGTCTTTCCATAGGCTTTCGTTTTTTTCAATGCTTACAGACTCGTCTCTTAGGTTCGCCCAAACGTTGCTTTGTCTTGAATGCCTGACGATAGGCCCACCAAGATTAAAACATTGACCAGCGGCATAGGCTTTCTTCTGCCAAAGGAATCCCTGCCAGATGTCGTCGAACCTCGGCACGTTTACGAACTGACACCACGGCCATTCACTCGCCCTAAACGCCAGATTCATCCCGCAGAGTGGAAAGTATCGCCCGTGCATTGCCTTGCGGCTGAACGTCATAGGATGCCGCGACCCGTGAACTAATTGCCCTGGAGCGTCATAGTCTCCAATCTCAGACCAGAACCCCATACTGGCAGCCACGGGCATCGTGATGGTCCGATTGAAATACGGCGTTCCCCGGCTTGGTGGATCTGTCACGACTTCGAACATCTCGACCGGCTGCGGCTTTAGTGCCGCTTGGTGGTCACGAATGAAGGCGTCGAGCGTCTGCCCTTCGGTGGGAAAGCAGTCGTCATCGAGAACAATTAGGATCTCAGCCCCGTCGTCGATCGCCCTACGCATTCCGGCGTTTTTTGTTAATGCACAACCGCTTTTGTCTCGGTCCTGCTGAAAAAGAATCCTTTCGTCTGAAAAGGAAACGTTCCACGCGTCGATGAATGAATCGAGCTGGTTGCGATTGTGCCAGGGGACAACGACGATTGTTTTCATTGCCTCGCCTTCCTGTACTTCTCGTCGATGATTTTCGGCACTGCCTTGTGCCAGTTGATTTTGTGGTGGATACGATAGCCGCTGCCTCGCGGGTCGCCCATTGCTCCGATCTGAACGCAAGACGGCGCAGCCATGACGGTATAAAACGATTTTGCGTAGGTGCCGCTACTTAAATAAAGATCAGACATTCCGCCGGGCGTTACTTGCGTAGGCTTTTGAACAAGCTTTAGAGGCATCACCGTTAAGAATAGCTTGCCCCTATGCCCTTGCGTGACATACGCTGAAACATCTTCGTTCATGTGACCAAAAAATTGAATCGGCTTTTCAATATCGCAAAACCAGCTATTCATGCACTTACGGCGAAGCCCTTTGTTTGATCCTGTTCCGCCTATAAAGTCTCCGCCCTGAGACATGGCAATTGAATATGCTTTTGATCTTTCATAAAAATCAACCATAGAGCAAATCGCATCATCAAGACTTGTCTTTACTCTAACGTACCCAGAAACCCCCTTCCCAGGCATTCGTATTTCGAAATTTGTGTAATCATCATCGAATTGAAGAAAGTAGTGACACCCGACTTGCTTTGCTAAATCCCAGCATGCGTTTCGCGCGTACACGATCGCTTTGCGATGATTAAAGTTATCACCTTCGTCTGTTTTTGCTGCCCATTCCTCTTTGTTAAATTGCAATACCTTGTCGCCGAATCGATTGCGGTAACCTTCTGCTTGCTTGTCCTCGTTGTCAAGTACGATGTAAACCTTGCCAGTATAGCCAGCCTTTATCATCGTGTCATAAGTGTGAACACGATCCGGCCTTCCGTGCGTCAAAATGAAAACACAAAAATCATCACGCATCTTCGGCCTCGCTTAGTTCAAGGTCTGCGATTGCTCCAAGTCGCTCCGAGAGATGAACAAACCCGTTCGCGATTGCTTTGTCCATGTCGATGATGATCAGCCCCGAGCGTTCCATCAGGTGCTGAACGTCCGCCGACGCATGGCAGTAGAACTCAGCGATGTTCCGAAAGTTAAACACCGTATGCCGCTGTGCTGCCGTCAACAAAAAGTTGCAAACATCATCAGGCAAGTCCGTCTTTCGTATCTCGTCACACAATTCGTTTGTTTTTGTCTTGTCTGACAACTCTGAAATAGGAGGTTTTTCACCCTTGGGTTCATAAATCGGGGCCGTGATCTTATTAGTGTACTGGCTTTGTTCTCCTGAGTCTGTCGTTCCGTCACCGTCTAGATCGCCAAGCAATGACGCTAAATCTTCTTCAGTGAATCCTGCTGCATTGAGCAACTCTTCGTCATCAGCCAACAAGCCGTTTAGCTGAGCCGCTAGAACGTCGTCGTCCCATTCGGCTAGTTCAGCCGTCCGATTGTCTGCGATCGCGTAGGCGATAGCGTCAGAGCCCTTTAAATCGGTAACAACGCAATCGATCGTTTCCCACCCGAGCTGGCGTGCTGCCTCAAGAGTTCCATTCCCGGCACGAACCACGCCCGAGGAATCGATGACTAGAGGTTTCTGCATCCCGAATCTTCGAAGAGATCCGACAATAGCTTGAATGTTGCGTTCGCTGTGCTTTCGTGCGTTTGCCGGATCGTTTGATAATTGACTGACCGACCGTTTTTCGATTTGCATACATGACCCCCAATGCCCCCAAGATAAGCAAATCTTACTACCGCCGCAACATTACAAAATTTTTACCCTAACTTTCTCGCGTAAAATAGGGCAATTTTCTGGCCCAATCAATTTCCCCCCTTTTGGAAGGACCCTTAAATGGGGGGGGTAGTATCACGTTTGCTTATTCCGAACCTCAACATTTCGACCGCTGAACACCTCCGTGATCTCGGTTCCACCTGCGCTTAAGAGTTCGACTGACCAACGATAATACCCTTCTGCTAATGCCCCTGTCACGGTCTTCGTCAAATCGAAAGATAGCTTCCACTGACCACCCCCGATGTCGCTGACCGTGCCCGTCACAAGCCAGGACTTGTTTAGCTCTTCATTTGTTCCACCAAAGCGACAAGAGGCAGTGCCAACTACCACTCCAGTCCTTGCTGTTATAGTCCATTCAAAGGCTCTTGCGTTTGCCGCAAGGTAATCGTCACCGATGATAATCGGGATCGAAATCTTGCCGGTCCCTCCGACTGGACTCGTATAGGTAACTTGCCCTGCCGTTATCAAATCCGTCTTCGCCTTGATCGCCAGACTCGTCGTCTGCAATGCAAGACCTGATTGTATATCCGCAATCGCATGAACGTGGCTCGTAGCGTCGATCAGCACCTTATCGCCAGCGACAGGAGCTGCCGTCCGTGCCTCTTCCAGTACAATCGTCTGCGTGCCGTTGCCATTGTTCGTGAACGTCAGGATTGGACTGTTTTGCTCGGCGAGAGTTGCATCGTCGGCGAAGAATAATACCGCATGTTCAAATGCACCTGTCGGATAGTTCAATCCTGTCACGTTGAACGTGGTCGCCGTTGGTGCTGGCGATGCCTGCACGGTTGCCTCTAGCACCATGTTCGACTTACGCAGTAAGTCCATCAACTTACCAAAGCTTCCCGCTGTAGTGTGCTGATTGTACGGTTCATCCCAGACTGCATCGGCGATACTATTTGACGTAAGTCGATTTAACAGCGAAAACGAGCAAACCTGAACACCGATCACGCTGATTGAATCAACAGTGCCAGTTGTGATTACGACTCGAAAATCGGAACCGCTCGAATAAAAAGCATCGCTCGTATCAATCGCGAACAGATGATGTCCAGTTCGCGAATCGAAATCTACCGTTAGCGTAACGCCGGTAGTGGTCTCGGTTGTGTTGCCGTCTTTGTAGACCGACAGCGCAGGAGTTCCTGCGAGCGTAATCGGAGTGCCGTCGCTCTTGCGTGTATTGAATGCACCGCGAATGGTTGAACCCGTTGCAAAGTCACCCAGGTATTGACTCATTAGTAAACCAAGCCTCCTGGACCTACTAGCGACATGTTTGCTCCCGAGGAAAGCAAAATACCGCTGCGATGTATTTCAAACGTGATCGCCCAAACAGTGCTTGAGCTTACAGTTACAGTTTCACTGCTGTAACTAGATACCTCCGAATTTGTATCGTGAATAGCAATTTGATTCACAGCCGCACCGGAAATTGATGTTCGGTTTACCATGCTGCTTGGAGCTATTTGAGCGCCACCATTTGCTACAGAGCAACCGCCGTAACCGACAACATACCCTGCACTTGTTCTCATTCTGGAAGTAGCAGTGCTTCCAGCAGTGCGAACCCCTAATCCACCGTAAATTACACTTGTGGTCCCAGACTGTCCACCTGTAGTACAGTTGCCTACTGATAAAAACTCAGAGTCGTCTCTATAAACAGCAGATGCCAACAACAAGGCGCTAGTCCAAGTTCCAGACGGTTCACCAGAAGATGAAGCAATCTTGTACGCCACGACATGTCCGTAGCTGTTTGAAAGTCGAGTGTTAATAACTATCCAACCAGCGGTCGGAATCGACGGAACTAATGAGCCGCGCATTGCGCAGATTACAATTAAATCGTTTTTTTGATGTGCAGGAAGTGTGAGCGATGTTGCTTCGGCAGAATTTGCACCAACAAATGTAATTGCCATCTACAGCACTGGTTCCTTTCCGTTGCCATTCCAAGCTGACAACGCCTCGCGGTACGCTTGTAGGCGATTGATTGCATCGTTTTCGAGGATTCGTTTCCGCTGCACTAATCCTACCTCGGCAACCGTGGTTTCGATCCCAGCTTGTTGGAGCTTGCTGACTTGTCGTCGAACGTGCAAGGCTAATGTTGCCATCCCCGGTACGCCCATTGAATCAAGATAGTACAGTTGCTGTTGTATCTCGGGATTTGCAAGATCAAGACCTCTACCACCGAGTTGGTGAACTGCCCATAGTTTATTTCCAGCAATTAAAGCATCGCACAAGGCTGATGCGCCGACATCGCCAATCACTTCAGAAACACCCGCCCAAGTGTAAAGTTCGTGGTCTTCTAACAATATTGAGGCATCGTTCAATTCGTCATATATTGCCTCGGGAGTCTTAGTACTCCAACTTGGCACTGATTCGATGAGTTGTTGTAGCGTCATCTATGCAATCCTCTGCTTGAGTTCAGCCATCTCTTTATGAATCGCCAGGATCTGATTCCGAAGTGCATTGCGGTCGTCTTCGCAGTCCTTGAGTCGCAAGTTGACGACCGAAAGATCCGATTCAAATTTTTGAATCAACTCCTCCTTCGCCTTCTCAAAGCGATGGAACAAATACACCGTCGCACCTACGAGACTGGACATGACCGCACCGCCGAGAATGACAAGCAAAGATTCCTGCGTCATGCGAATACACTCTCCTTGATCCAGTCCACGTTTCGAGGTCCAGGCGTTGACATGTCCGATATGCCGACGATCGCGGTATACGGATGACCGCAAAGCCGATCGATGACCGTTGGCGATAGCTCAGTCCAAGAGTCGTTGTGCGAATTGAGTCGCCAGATGTGCTTGCGACCTGATCGGTCCTTGCGTGTCGAGTAGCCAAGCCATGCCGTTGCATGACCCCCGCCGTTGCTTAGGCTGACATTTTCCAGCACACCGTTCGATGCGTAGAACGAATTGTTCCACACGGTTCCTGTGTGGACTGCACCCGCACCAGAAGCGAGGTAATCAAAGATTTGCTGATAGCTTTTAAGCCAACTGAACGATCGAATCTTGAACGTCGACGCCTGCGTTCGCATCGCATCGGTAATCATCGACCGTGCATTCGACGGATACGGCGTCCGATACGGCAGTGCCTTCTCGGGCAACATGCCAACGTCGCGTGCGACTTTAAGCCCGCCGCCGATTGTGCTACCGACATCTCGACCTAATAGCCCATCGAACCTTTGCGACTCGAGGTAAGCGTAAAGGCTGGAGAACTGATGCTCGCCGCTGTACTCCTTGAGCCTCATTGCAAGCAGCAACAGGTACTCGCAAGAGTTCGCCAAGCTGAACCCTTGGCAACTGCCCATATTGAACTGCTTGTCGTGCCTTACCTTCCCACGCGGGTCTATCTGCTCCGGAGCTAGGTAATCGCTCGACGCCACCAGAAACGGCGTTGCATCGGCCTCCAGGGCAACTCTGTTCTCTAGGTCGATCCGATAGCCGGTGAACTCCTCCGGTGGTTCTGTGAATGTCAGATCCTGTTGACTCACCATGCACCTCCAATGCGTCGGAGAAAGCTAGACACGGCACCTCGAGTGCCGTCGTCGATGAGAGTGGGAATGTTGCTATCAAGCAACTTATCGAGATCAGCAGACGCATTGATGCGTGCATCGTCCAAATCCTTCTTCAAAAAGTTGTAGAGTGCTTCCTCGTCCTTGATCTCGCCGCTGGCTACTTTGTCTGCCGCACTGCGAAATACGCTGGCGTAGTTCTTGGAAGTATCGGCGTGAGTCTTCTGGACAACACGCTCGATCGATTGTCCTGCAGGTTGCGGGACAGGTTTGGGTTGCTGCTGGTAGAGCATGGCACCCATGATGCCGATAATGATCCACGGTATCCAAGACGCGGGTTCCTTAGTCGGCATCGTTTTCGTCCTCAGTTATGTACGGTTCCAAGAGATCGGCAACGACGCTAGGTTCCGTCAGGTTTCGAGATTGCCAGTACTCGAAAAACGCAATAGCGATCTGAATGATAAGGGCAATCATCGCCGGATCGATGGACCTGATCTCAGCATCCTCTTGAAAAAGCGAGATCGCATCCTCGACTGAACCGCCCGATTTGATAAAGGCAGCTCTAGCGTGCAGACGAATCTTGCGTATTCGGCGTTGGTCGAGACTCACCGTGCATCACTCCTTCGGCATCGTCGGTCGAATAGAATCGCCGACGATCCAAGCCGAAACGATTGCAACCGCCGACATGACGAGTTCGTTCGGAATCGGCTGACCAGAGGAAATCAATTGGTAGATCTGCCAAGCGATGCCAAGCAAAGCAACGACTGAGGCAATGTTTCTCTTCGATTGCACGAATTGTCCGGCGTTCATGGCGAGGGTTCCTTTACGGAAAGGATACCCGATTCGAAGATGCCGCACAAATTCGCTATTTTGTGTCGGTAGTAAGAATCGATATGATTCACGGCTCAGCCGTGTTCCTTGCGACATTCCGCACGGCTCAGCCGTGATGAATTGATAGTTATCGTCAAATGTTTTTGCGACCCTGCTCGTTCTGGCCGCGTTGACCGAATGCTAGCGGGTAATAGTAGAACGCTCCGTCTCCATCGTCCTCAATGGTTCCCATGACACAATCATTCCAATAGACCTCCAGCTTCCCCTCGATGACGAGATCGTTACACCCCGTTTTCGCAGGCCACTGTCGCAGATACTCCAGAAGCTCACCAACTGCCTTGCATTCAGCGTCGTTGTGCTGAAAACGAACATTAGCGATTGCGTCGTTGAATCGCTCCTCCCATCCGTCCTGTAGCTTCTTTACGCAATCCAAACACCAGCCCGAATCCAAATGGTCGCAATTCATTAAATGCGGCATTGTCATAATCCAATCTCCCGATAACAAAGCGGTGAACCGAAGTCGCCGGTCACCTAGTTCTCAATCCGAGTATCTTGGCGGCGACTCGGTTACCGCTGAGGTTATCCATCAGGTGAATTAGGCAATGGTTGCCACATTACTGGTATAAAATAATGTTGCAACCAATTCCAATTCACTCCGCCAATTCCAATCTGAAAACCCTTCAAGCCACGAACTAAATTTTGATC